ATGAAGTGTTCGGTGTTGGCGAATCGACCCAGGAATCCGCGCCGGACCATGGTCCCCACGATATTCTGGTGGAACAGGGACTTCAGCTCCCCGTCGGCCAGACCCCACGCGGCCTTGGGAGACCACATCGCGAGCCGGTCATCCGGGACCGCCTCGTTATCCATCCGCTCCGCAATATCGGCGAGAACGCGGAATGTCGCGGGAGTCGTCCCCGGAGTACCCACGAAATTATACACGTTCACGTACTCGTCGTGCCCGTCGGAGTCGATCTTGTTCGCGAGGGCTATGGTCGCCGGGTTGATGTATTTCCGGCTGAAATCCGCGATATCCAGCGTCAATTCCCGCTCGGTGAAATCCAGAGCCACGTGTTCCTGCTCGTCCACGGTAACCGTGGTGGAGTTTTCCACTGTCTGGACTTTATTGATTGCCGCCCCGGATTTGGTCCGGAACTTATTCGGCAGGTGAACGGTTACGGAGTTACCCTTCTGGTACCCCCCGACTGCAGTAGCGAATTCGGAGTTGTACCCCTTATACACTTTCTGCGCCATAATCAGGTTGTTCGTCAGGTCGAACAATGCCCGCTCCGCGATCATGGAGTGGGTAAGAAATGCGTTACTCATATTTTCTCCTCAATTCTTCCTTCCGATCCTTCTCCCACTTCGCGTGAAGTTCAGCTCGCGTCATCTTCTCGGGATCCTTTCCGGGTGACGCCGGGCTACTCCCGCGAATTGTGGGGGGCGGGTCCGGGGCAGAAGAATTTCTTTTCGGTGTTTTGCGTGTAAGTCGCGCCTCAATCTTCCCGATTTCCTTGATCTGCTGGACTGGGGGTAACCCGTAAATCCGCTGCGCTTCGGCCACATTGGACCCAAGCGCGTACAGGATCTCGGCGTAATTCTCCCCCTTCATTGCGTCCACCATAGTCTGACTCGTGGGGACCGCGGGATTCAGCGCCACTGAATCGAAATCGGGGTGGGCTTCGCGAGCGCGGGCGGCGGATTTCTGGATTGCGGCTTGGAGTTCCGTCTGGGACGCCCGCTGCCGCTCCTGCTCGAACCGGGCCTCAAGACGAGCCTCGGCCTGCTTCGCCATAGCCTTCAGGTAGGCTGCGTCGCTGTCGAAGTCGTTCGGGTCCAGCTCCTTGCCCGTCGGGACGCTCGCGGGGTCTGGAGCGGGTACGGGAGAGGTACGGCTGGCCTCGGCGGCTTCCGCACGACCCTTCCAATACTCTCGCTCGGCCACGAGAGATCCAATTCTCTTCTCTGCCCCTGGTTTACGTCGTCGGGGTTCGGAGGGTGACGGTTCCCCCTCTTCCTCGCCCTCTCCCGCTTCGAGATCGGGGTCGAGGTCGGGGTCGAGATTCGGATCGGGTTCTTCTGCGGATGACGGATCCGCGTTTACGTCGGGTTCAGTGGCGACCACTGGATTGCCTTGCTCATCATATTCCATTCTTCAGGTCCTTTCGGGTCAAGCCCGGAGTTGCAGGGGATTTCGCCCCAGACGGTTTGGTGGTTCACCCGCTACGGGTAGCCCGCGACGGGAAAACCGTTATGGGTTGGAGGTTACGTCTCGTCCGTGACGTGCACGCGACCCCTCTTGTCGGTGTTGTAGAAATAGCGCTTGCCATCCTTGATTACGATTTGAGACTTGAGGGGTCTACCCTCGTCTCGCCTTCTGTTCCGTAGGGCTTCGATGTCACCCTCGCGAATCGGATCTCCCACTCGTTCCTCCTTTGGGTTCGTCGGTTACGCGTTTGTATTTCTCCAGGACCTCGATGACGCGGTCGAACGCCTTCCCCTCGTCGGTCATCTCGTCTCTTTGCTCCTTGATATCCAACATCTTTTTCTCGTTGGCTAGGGTTATCCCCTCGGCCCTGAGCTTCTTTATCACGTCGTCAATCGAGGGTTCCTGCGGGGGAGGAGGTCCGTCCTCGTCAATCCCTGGGGGTAGGAGCTTCCGGAGCCGGTTGGCAATCTTGGTCGCGCCGGGCCAGTCCATGTTTTCCGCGATCAGGTCGATGACGAAGCGAGCCGCATCGGGAGCGGTACGCACGAAATCGAGCATGGAGGCCGCTGCCTCCTGCCGCTGAGTCTGGAAGGATGGGCCGGTCGTTACGCTCACCCCGTAGGTCCCTAGGGATAGGTCGTTCACGATCAAGGGTTCGTCCGAGACGGGAGAGGGGACTACCTGGTTCACCGTCACAAACTCTTCTTCGTCGTCGGGCCGGATGATCATGACCTGGCGTTCAGTATCATAGATGCGCGGGATAAGGTCAAGGATTATCTCTCCGCAGAATTTGACGGCCCTGCGGCGATTGTCAGCGTAGGTGAAGTTCACGACGTCAGATTGGGACTGGCGACGGGCTATCGCGAGACCGGAGACCTCATTCCCTTGCGCCCCTAGAGACGCGTCCTGGATCGAAGTTGTATCTTTCATCTCGTCGGAGCTGATATTGGATTCGGTAATCTCCCCGATTGCGGTTTGAGTCACAATCTGGCGCATCGGGGGGTTCACACCCGCAACGTGATTGTAAGCTAGGAAGGCGCGGTTGGAGCGGTTGGCGTCGGCCCACTCCTCCTCGTAACCCTCGAATTGCTCGGCGGTTCCAACCCAGGGGGCTTTGGGGGCAAGGGCAACAGTCTCGGTGGCAGCGGTCCGAAAGTAATTGTACATCCGCTGCGAGTCCTTCGCGTTCCGGATGGCACCACGGAGGTGAGTCTGGCCGTCAACCGTAATCTCTTTGCCCCAGATGGGCACGATCGGGATGAAGCGGCCTGGCCACTCATGCGGTCCGCTAATCACTTTTTGTCCATCGATGATGTACTGTTGGACCTTATGCGAGTCGATCTCTCGTTCCCGCTCAACTCGGGGGACTTCATTGAGAATCATCTCGGGTAGACCGGAACCCTCGGGGGCCGGGCCTGGGACTTGAATGGGTTGACCGGTTTGCGGGTCTTGGGTGACGTGTACCAGTTGTTCCTTCTCCTTAAGCAACGGAAGGGCCTCATCCCACTCATCCCCGTCCACTACCCTCGAATCGGACAAGAGGTACACCCTCTTCTTATGTGGAACCTTGACCCAGTACTCCCCAACGCGAACCGAAGCGTCCTCGAACCAATGGCCGACGTCAGCGTTGGCCCCGTCATCTGGCAGAGAGGAGGGGACGTCGGCGTCGGGATAGCGGGCCTCGTACTCCTCCACGCTAATCATTTCGGTGATAAAGGCAAATCGGGAGTCGGATCCGTCCGCCTTCGTTCGAGCCGGGTCGAGGACGACGGAGAAGTTATTCTTAATGCGTTCAATCCGTATCTCCTGATCGAACGGGGAGTCTTCCGTGTAGCTCGTGACGACGCGAAAGTAGCCAAAGCCACACTGCACCGCACCCTCGAAGGCTGTCTGGTATGCAACCTCGGAGTCGGACTCCTGCTCAATCGCGCGGATTAGGCCCGTAAGGGTTTCGGCCACCTCCTTGGAAGCTCCTCCCCCTCGCGGGATAATCTTGATCGCGATCTGATTCACGCGACCCTCGTTGATCACGCGGTCCGCAAAGCCCGGAAGCTTGTTCACGGTAAGGACCGGACGACCCTCGAGCTCCCGCTGGAGTACGACCTCGGCAGGCCAGTGGTCCTGACCCGCGAGCATCCGGAGGTCCTCTGCAGCTTCGAGCCGGTTGTGGAGCTCGGAGTTCAACGCATTGCGGAAACGGGAGAGTGCCTGCTGGATTACCCGGTCCTCCTGAGGCAGATCCTTGTCCAGTGTCTCTACAGTTTTTTCCTGAATTCGCTCCATATTTTCCTTTTAGTGCGTCGCGGGTTACGGGTTACGCGTAGTCAATACAAACCAGATCGATACGGTAGAGGGCCGAGGCCACTGACTGATTTGTAACCTTGATTGTCATTCCACCGGTAATCGGAACTGGACCTCGAACTGAATCTCGAGAGGGAACCGTGACCGAAGGGTCTGAGTTTTTGATCAGATCGGTTCCTTCAGCCCCAAGCATGTCCAGACCATCGTCATCCTCGACCTCCAGATCGGAGTCAGCAGTAGGTCCGGTAGCTCCTGGATAAACCTTAACCGAGTCGAGAGACCAGCCCGCGACCCTGTATTTCAGTCTGTCAAGCACGGAAGTGTCCGGGATAGATCCGTTGACCGAATCCCCAACGCAATGGAGTTTGATTACTCTACACCTTCTCCCATACTCGACAAGTTCTTGCCTCACACTTCCTGCCATAATTCCTCCTACCATTTGATCCTGCGTTTCTCCTCTTTGGTCGCTAAGTCCGGAGTCCTCACGACCCCATCCAACCGATCGATCTAAACTTTCGGTTAACCTTCTTCTTCTCGACTGGCCTACGGGTAAGGAGTTTACCTTCCCCCGCGCCCACCATCGCATGTTCCGCTGCCTCGCACACATGAGACCAGAAGTTCTTCTCGGGTTTATCGTGGTACTTCTCGTCCCCCACGACCTGCACCCGCTTGTAGTAGAACTTGGAGCTGAGGCCCTTCCGGATCATCTTGCAGTTGCGGTCAACGAGGAGTCCGGGCTGGCCGTCGATCATACGGGATAGGGGTTGAGCCAGAGCCTCGCGCCGAATCGTATCTCCTGTTCCCAAGTCGGGCATAACCACCCGTATCCCGAGAGCCTCAAAAATCTGGCCAGGAGTCTTCTTATCCGTCTGCGCTCCGACATTCCCGTGCGTGTCTCCATAGTATGTGATTGAGTAGTCGAGCAAGTTTTCAATCAGGTAAGGAATAAGGACCAGTTCCGCAAACTGTTTGATCCCGATGTTTTCCGTCACCAGTTCCTTGAAGAGCCACCACTGACCGCTCGGGCGACGGCTGAAGAAGGCGGCGGCAGGAGTTAGACCGAAGTCGAACCCAACGACAACAGGGTGGCGCGAGTCGGGGACGAGAGGGGAAGGGGCTACGTGAATCGAGTCGTTGTATTCAGGGTGCACCCGCTTCCCTTCTTCCACATACCCAAACTGGTTGCAGTAGTAGACGCGGACGTAGGACTTCTTCTTACCCGCGACCCGCTTGAGGTAGTACTCGTGACCCCCGTTCAGGTTCCGGATGTTCTCGGCCCTCGGGTTGCGGACGAACTTACCCTCGACCTCCATTAGTGCTCCAGGCTGGACGAAAAACTCCCAGCCGTCGGGAGGATTGGCCTCGGCCTCGAACCACCAGTGGTCCTCGTCCGGCGAGTTGGTGTCGAGGAAGACGCCACCCCAGGTGCACCCATACTCTCCCCCGTCGTCGAGAGGGCGTCGCGGGGGGTACTGCTCAACCCTGTCACCCAGCACGTCGATGATCGCGCGAGGAACCTCGCGAGCCTCATTCACCCAACCCCCCGTGAGTTCGAGCGAGAGTAGCTTCTTCACGTCTTCCGCCCGGTCGAGAGCCCGGAACATGACGTCGCACTCTATATCGTTCACGCGTATGTGGTGCGTCATAGTCCCGTAATTGAACTTCCCGAAGACTTTCTCGGGATACCACATGAGCCAGGTCGCGAGCGTGGTGTCCTCGAGTTCGCGGTAGGTGTTGCGGACTACCCCCCACTTCGTCCGGCGGATTCCGTCGAGAGGATCGGGGTCTTGCCGGCAAGCTCGCATCATGATCTCCGCGCACATGGCGGTACTCTTTCCGGAGCGGACCGGACCCCGCATGCATCGGTAGAATGCGTTGGACCGGTGGAACCGCGTGGGAGTTCGCTCTGCATTGTATACGATCTTCACGCGACCCCCTTCAGGTAACGGGTTTCGGGTATGATCTTCACGCGACCCCCCTCGGGCGGCGGGCGACGGGAGCCTCCGTCCCTGGTGGGTTCTTCCCTGACCAGAACGCGGGACCCCCGAGAGCCATTACCGCGCGGGCATAGGTTAGAGCTCGCCGGCGTCGGAGTGGACGGAGCCAGCGGCAGCTCCCCTCCACGAGTCGCAGGAGATTGTTGAGGAAGACCCGATCTGCCTCGCGGCGGTCCTCCTCGGTTTCCCCCATGGCGTACATGAAGTCGTGAATGTCGCAGGCTTCGGTAATCGGGAGTCCCCAGATGGTATCGGGCACGAATAAGCCGAATCCCTTGGGGCCACAGCCATTGCAAATCTCGCGGTGGGCCTCGGGGTCCAGGAGCCAGTAACGGGCGGGGGCATATAGCATTGTCTTCTACCTCCCGGAGTTAGGTTCGTGGTAGGTGGTTCCTCAGAATCCCAATCGAAATCCGGATCGCGGCGACGTAAGGTCTTGCCTTCTCTACGAACGTTATCTCGTCCAGAATCTCCAGGATCTCTCCGGCTATGAAAGACACCTGCTCGATAGCCTCGGCGTCTTCGGGGAAGGCTTTCATCCGTTCGGCCACCTCCAGGTACTTTCGCTCTAATTCCGCCAGACGTTCGAGCTCCTCGTCGGTGAAGAGAGGGAGCACCTCAGGGTCCGTGACCACGGTTCTGACGTCCAGGTAGATTGCTTGAGTTGCCTGGAGAACCTGGTTGATGTCGGGTGGGCCGGGTGGGTCGGACGGGCCGCCCGCCAGAGAGCACCCCATCAGGACGCAGCACGCCAGGGTCGCCAGAGTGCAGATTAACTTTTTCATACTTCCTCCTTATTGGACTCCCCGCCGGACTCGTGAGCCTCGGAGATCATGGAGCCGAGAGACCCGCGAACCCGCGAGAGTCTGTAGTTGGCAAATTCGATGGTTGAGCGGGTGGAGCCCGCGAATTCCGTTCCTCTCCCCTTGATAATACAGCCTTCGGCGCGAAGAAGAGCCTCCAGCTTGTCGCGAAAGCTCGGGGGTATGGCGGGTGTAATAGTGAGTTTGTACATGGTCTCCTCCTCTACGGGATGAGGGTTACGGGCTACGGGCTACGGATGGCGGGCTAGT